CCACTTCACGGGTTCGAACGGGATCGTGATCCGTGACAAGCAGTGGAAGAGCTTCCCGAGACAGACGATCTTGTTCAACCCGATCAGCATTCAGAAGCTCAACTTTGAGATTTACGAGTGTCAAGACGACGGGGATTACGTCCCGTTGCAGCCGGATGCGTCTTGGCACATGGTGTTAGAGGTGACGACGGTTGACGTCAAGGAGAAACCTAGGGATAAAAACTTGGAGATCATTCGGATGTTGGAGAAGTTGTGTTCGAAGATCGACACTCTCAACAGGAATGTGAAGAAGCTTCCTGACAAACCACCGGAGAAGAAGAAAAAATATTCCTTCGGCACGTTGGTCCTGATCCTTCTCACCATCCTAGGTGGTTATGTGTGGTGGGTGAACCGATCTATTTCTCGGTTGTCGATGTAGCCTTCTTACGGGTAGTGCTTGACTTCTTAGTGGTTGTCGGTGCCGGGGCCGTGCACTTACACTTGCACTCACCAGCTGGGCCAGGTTCACCCTTCGGTCCACGCGGGCCCACGGCACCGTCCGCTCCGCGGGGGCCCATCGGTCCTACGCCACCGGCGCCACCCGCGCCGATCGCTTCAGTCATATCCAAGAGGAGCTTCATGAGCGCCTGCTTGTCGACACGCGGCCGGTTCATTTCATCGAGGATTTTGTTCTTGAGGTCGTCCATACTTATATAAAAGGTAGAGATAATGTTTATGGTAAATGATATTCATCGGACCCGTTCTTTTTTCTGGGATCGGGCAGCATGCGGTGAAATACACCAAGCTGTACCCTGGGGCCACGTACCACGTGTTGGGTTCGGACTACCCTGAGGCGGACGAGGCCCTGCTGTTCATCATACCCATCAAGCAACACCTGGACGAGATCCCGAAGATCAAGTCCAAAGTGAAGAAGGTGACGTGCATGACGGTCTGCGAGACCGAGACCGTGCACGATGACTACGGCCTCCTGTGTGAATACTTCGATCGCATAGCCGTCCCGAGTGAGTTTTGCAAGCGCGTGCTTTCGAAGCAGTTTCCCAAGACAGACTTCTTCGTGATCCACGCCCACATCCCCGAGCGGCCGTACACGTTCTTCCACATAGGGAACATCTTGGATGACCGCAAGCAGTTCAAGGCGATACTCGAGGCATTCATTCGCCTAAACGAACCAAACTCCCGGTTGTTGGTGAAGGCCACGTGTGGCCGCGAGGTGCAGATGAACATCCCGAACGTCACGGTCTACAACGGCTTGTTCAGCGAGGACGAGATGGAAAAGATCTACGGCGCCGGGGATTGCTACGTGAGTTTCAGTAAGTCGGAGGGTGTTGGCATGGGTGCAGTCGAGGCTGCGGTTCGTGATAAGGCGGTAATCATCACCGACTACGGCGGTGCACCGGAGTACATCAAGACCCCTTACCTGATTAAGTGTGAACTTCAAGAGCTGGAGAGGGACGATTTCCTCTTCAAAAAAGGAATGGTCTGGGGCAAACCAGATCCGGGCCAGCTCTTGGAGTTCATGAGGCACGCCTTCGACAATCGGGTGCGGCACATGGATCACACACACACGAAGCGCTTGGTGAGTGCCGCGAACGTGATTGAAGAGTTTACGAAAACCTAAACCCGTCGAAGAAGTGCACGGACGTCCTGAAGTTCCAGTAGACGATCATGCACACCGCGTCCGCCACGTCGTGCTTGCGTTCGTAGGGAAGGTCCACGTAGCGCTCGGCAATGGCCGTCGTCCGTTCCTTCCTTTGTTCGTAGTCGAGATGGCGCATCCCGAAGTGGGTGTGCAGGCTCACTGGGTTCACCTGGACGAGCTTGTCTCTGAACATGTAGGCCAAAAGGCATTCCACGTTGGTTAGGCCACCCGGTGGTTGCTTTTCAATCAACACCACGTCGGCTTCGTCGAAGAGATCTTTGTAATCTTCGACGAAGAGTGGCACTAAGTCGAACACTTCGTTAGTCTTGGCGTTAAATTTGTAATCCGACAAGTTTACCTTACACGTGCGCTCGACGCGAACTTGCGATTTCTCACACACCGCGAAGGCGAGGCCCATGTTTGTGTATCCGACGTCCACGGCCAAGGCTGTTTTACCCATGGCTCTTTAAATGTACTCGTCTTTAATGTAGTTCGTGGCCAAGACGATGAGGCCGACGAGGATGGCCCCGGGCGTGATGGCGCCTTGTTGAGCCACGACGTGCATGACCACTTCGTCGACAAAGCCGATCCCCGTGGGTTTCTTGATGATTTTCGGTAGGATCACCACGGTGGCGATGTACAGGGCCATGGCGATGATCACCGGTTGAAGAGTTTGCTCGTCTAACATTTACAATCTATCTAGATTTATTTTTACTAGGAAGCTTTTCAATCACCTTCACCGTTCGCTGTGATTTTTCATTTTTCAATCTCGCGTACGACTGACGCATCTTCTCAATCGCTTTCTGAAGTTTGTCGTCCATTTTCTTCACTTTGATATGCAGTTAAATTTTTAACCGGCGATGCTGTTCAGGTAGAGGTCCACCTCTCCCGCGAATTGTGGGCACTTGGCGATCGTCTTCCGGGTCACCATGTCCTGCACCCCCAAGATCCTTTCCTTGAACTCCGACATGCGCACCCCACCTGTGGCCTCGTAGATGTCCGTGTCCGAGGCGAGCTCTTTGGCGGCATTCATGTATGCCACGGCCGAGTTCGCGTGCATCACCGCGTGCATCGGGGCTTCATCCTGCTGCGCGGTCGTGGCTAACCGGGCCGATTGTTTTATGAGAGCGTCCACCGCCTTGGAGCGCGAGCGCCGCACGTTCTGGAGCCACAAGAACAAGGTGCACGTGAACAACAAGATGTACAAGTACATTTGAAATAGACAAACATAAAGTTTTTTCACAAAGTTCACTTAGATCAACCCACGAGATGAGCTTCATTCACAACAACCTCAAGAACAATTTTTTGGATGACGATTTCGCCAAGGAGTATTTGGACGAAGTCTTGGGTGCCATATTCGAAGAGCCGACGTTTCGTTTGAAGACTCTTCAAAAGATTGTCGACCATTCCGAAGTCTTGGTGAACCACGAGATGAACGTGCTGGAGACCGTGATCGAGACCCCACCGTGGGACGTCACCATCAACGCGCACTCCACCCACCGCGTGTTCGTGACGACTGACGAGGTGATGATTCAAAAATTTTTAAACAAATTCGAAGACGGCTACACCGAAATCGGGGAAACATTCTTCGAGTACATGGAAGACGAGGGGAAACTCTACATCACCCTTCGCGGTGACGAACCCATCAAGCTTAAGATTGACTGCTTGGTTACCCTCGGTGAGGAGTACCCGAGTGTGATCGGAGAAGTCTTGCATAAGAAGTGTGAGGACGATGTGGTGTCCATATTCGTCGGGAAGTGCACCGTGGAATCGTGCACGTGGGACGACCTCAAAGACCTCTTCGGCCGACACGGCATCTACCTCGTGCACATTAAAGACATGTACGTATAATAATGTAATGAAACAAAATCTCGAAATCGTCACAGTGCAGAACCCACGCTACAAAGTTTCGGTGATCAGAAATGACGAGTACATCGGGCGCGCCATCGCCAACGGGAGGGAGTGGGACGGGTGGATGCGTAAAGACATTCGAGAACACTACGTCCCTGGCACGGACATCCTAGACATCGGTGCGAACATCGGATACAACACATTGATGTTCTCCGACTACGGGCCTGTGCACGCCTTCGAACCCATATTCCACCCACTCGTGACCCAGAACTGTGAACAGAACAACCTCCAACATAAAGTGACTGTCCACGGGATCGCGTTGTCGAATGTCGCGCACGAGACCAAGATGTATTTTCCCCACGCCACACCCGATGGGTTAGTGAACTTCGGTGGGTCATCTATGATCCCCGACGAACACGATTGCGAATTCCCCATCACGGTCCAGTGTAAAACCTTGGACGAGGTCTATCACGGGACACCTTCCGTGGTCAAGATCGACGTCGAAGGTCACGAGATGGAAGTCCTCCAAGGCGCCATGGGTGTCATCCAGAAACACAAACCCGCGATTTTGATTGAAATCGTCCACGACGACGGTGAGATTAAAAAATTTTTAAAAAATCTTGGCTACACACACGAACCCATTGAACGACCGGAAAAGATGTTCGTCTTCACGCGTTTATAGATTTGGTGCGTTTAAAAAACGATCGAGGATGATCCTCCGATGGTATCACCATTGTTACTTGTGTAAAAACCCGATAGACTTACACATCTACGCAAATTTCATCGAAGAATACATACTCTTCGATGAATTTTGGGATGTTCACCCACTTCATTATCTC